GCTCACAAACATGAGCATATCACCAGATTTCGATCTGGAAAAAAGAGGTTGGCGAGCAATTGAAACCAACTATGTGTACGAAGGATAACATATGGCAGTCTTTACAGCAATAGCAACAGCAATCGTATCATCATTAGCAACAGCTGGTGGTTTATTCTTAACTGCGGCTGGTGCATTAACAACATTAGGTACTATTGCAGTAGGTGTTATTGCTACAGGTCTTGCTGTAGGTACTGCTAAATTATTTGGCATATATGATATGCCATCCCAAGGCGATAGTCGCGATCCCGGTATAAAAATTCAATTACCTCCTGCCACTGATAACAAAGTTCCTAAGTTATACGGTAAAAATTTCACAGGTAGTATCATCATTGATGCTGAAATCAAGAATCAAAACAAAACCATGGCTTATGCTATGGTTATATCTGAATATTCAAGCAATGACACTTGGACAATAAGCAACATATTCAGAGGCGATGCAAGACTGAACTTTGGTGCAGGAGCAAGTGCTCATATTGTACAAAGTATTACAGATCCGAACGCCACAGCAAGCACAAAAGTACAAGGCAAATTACGTTGTAGAGTATATGCAGGCGGTAGCGAAGCAGTTAATCAAATATTTCCTACTACAAACAAAGTTGCCGCCTACAGCATGTTTAACAATTGGACTGCCAGCAATACCATGGAAGATCTTGTGTTTGCAATATTTGAAATCGATTATGATGCAGAAGAGGGTCTTGCAGGATTAGGTGCAATCACGTACGAAATTAATAATGCACTTAATGAACCAAGTAATGTGTTGCTTGATTATTTGCAAAACACAAGATATGGAGCAGGTGTTTCTAACACAATGATTGATACTACCTCTTTTGACAGTTGGTATGACTTTGCAACAGCACAAGTTGATTATGTTAACAGCAGTAATGTAACTGTACCACATAATAGATATCAAATCGATGGTGCACTCAGTATGTTTGACAGTGCAAAAACCAATATTAACAAAATATGTCAAAGTGGTGGTGCATTTTTCACATATAATGCTAAACAAGGCAAGTTCGGTGTTGTGGCAAACAGGGCGGCTACAGCAGGTGAGAAAAGTTCAGCATTTGTTTTCGATGATGACAACATAGTGGGTTCAATTTCAATTACATCAACAGAATTATACAGCCTATACAATGAAATAGAAGTTGAATATCCTTCTGTTAATCAAAAAGACCAAACAGATGTATATTTTGCTAATGTCGATCCTGCTATTAGAGCACCCAATGAGCCAGACAACAAGCTGGAATATAGATTACACATGTGTAATGATAGAGCTCGTGTTAGTAACCTTGCAAACATCGATTTAAACCAAAACAGAATCAACACTATTCTTGAATTTGAAGCAGACTATAGTGCAATGCAAGTTGATGTAGGTGATGTTGTTAAAGTAACAAGTGACTTATATGGTTATAACCAAAAGTTATTCCGTTGTATGAGAACAACAGAAAAAGAAACATCAGATGGTGCACTAACTGTTAAAGTAGTGTTGCTTGAATATGACGATGATGTGTATGATGATTTGTTAACGCAAGAAGATTTACCAGTAGCAAACACAGGTATCAGTAACTGGTGGGTAACCAATTCAAATGCCATACTTACATTGGGCAACATTACCATTGTTAATGATCCTAATGCGGCTAATGCTAACATATATTCACCTGTAACTGGTAACAAAGTCAGCACAACATCAATATCAAATGTTAGAACAGAATTTGGCAGTGTTTACAATGGTAGAACATTTATTAACATACCTATTAATGTACCCGGTGACACAACATTTAACCAAGCAAAGGTTGTTGTTATTAACGCAAACGCCGCAGTAGCACAACCTGTAACGTTTGTTGAAGCACCAAGTACAGCGGCAGGTGCAAATGCCAACAGTTACTTTGATCCAGGCACTGTGTTTAACTTCCCTATTAACAGTTATGACTTTAACCCAAACACTGCAACAATATTCAAAGTCAGTATGGAAGATACAGTAAGTGGTAGTGCAAGCCGAGTATATGAAACAGGTGCTATTGCCGCAAATGGTATTGCAAGAGCAAACGTAATCAGCGGTGGGGATATTTTACCAGGTGCTTATGGTTTCCACTTTGTAGATGTGCCACCCGATACAGGTGTCATCACTGCTAACAGTAACATTACATTGGCTAACGTTGCATTCACAGGTTATGGTGAAAGCATGGTTGGTGAGTGTTATTACAGAGTACACATGTTGAACAGAGGTAGTGCACCAAATGGTTGTTGGGAGTGTATATGGGAACAGGATCTCGAAATATATTGGGAATTTTGGTATGATGCCGCAGATTATGATGCAAGTAATCCACCTGATGTAACAAAGTATGACCAACATAATGATAAATGGTGGGCATTGGAAGGAAGAACAACATTGACAGGTAATGTTACATTGGCACAACCTGCAGAAGTATTCAGTTATAAATTGTATGGCACAAATGGTTACCCATTAAGCACACCTGAACAAAGACAAATGACCGACATGATGGTTGAATTAATGAGAATAGGTAAACCGGATTAATATGAAAAAGAATTACATATTTTTTGACAAGTATACTGGCGTAATTGAAAATATTAGACCGTTTTCTGAAAGTCAACGTGTTATACACATGCGATTAAATAAAAATCTCGATTACGTTGAAAATGTAGACAATGTAAATGTAAAATCAGCAGTAGAAGGCAAATGGAGTGTGGACATAAACACAAAGCAGTTGGTATTTACACCACATCCACCGGCTGATCCTGCAGAATTGTACAGTCATTTGAGAAGCAAAAGAAACACACTATTACAAAAAACAGATTGGACACAATTTGATAATTCTCCTATAACTGCAGAACGCAAAGCGGCTTTTGCAGAATATAGACAAGCATTAAGAGATTTGCCAGCACAATATCCTAATATGCAAGAATATGAAGATTATGAAGATGTTGTTTGGCCAAAGAGACCAAGTTAATCAACCGGTCCTATCACGCCAAATTGAGGATTTTATATGACCACAAGTAGACGTTTAGCATTAAACAATGGCCCACATTATGGAGCAGGTTCTGGAGGAGAAGCACCCACACCTCCATATACCAGAGTAAATTCATATGGCATGCAAGTTAGTGCAAATGGATTACAGATTACATATAATATCGATACTAACTTTACTCCTAATGCAAATATAAATTATAATTTTGCAGGTGCAAACGTAGAACATTTTCCAGGCGAAGATATTAGTGGAACATTTACACTTGATGCAAACAGCAATGTTGTAGTAGTAAGAAATATAGATAGTGGTTATCAAAAAGACAAAACATCAAATACAATTATTAATTTACAACTACTATCGCCTACATCAAATGCAGTTGTAGACACTGCACCAGACTTGGTTGTAAAATATCAACCAGCACCAATTGATGCAACAGGTGGTAATGTAAGCACTATTGAAGTATCTAATGTAGAATATATTTTACATGAATTTACCACAAGCAGTTCATTTACAGTTAGCTCTACTGCAAATATATTATTAGGTGATGTTGCTAACGTATTAGCCGTCGGTGGTGGCGGTGGTGGCGGTAAAGCAGATGGTGGTGCTGTGTTTTTCTTTGGTGCTGCACAAACATGGTATACTCAACCAGGCGGTGGTGGAGCAGGTGGTGCTGTAGAACAAGCTAATGCACTTACCAGTACATTTTATGTGGGCACTCACACAGTTAATGTAGGTGCTGGTGGACAACGTGGTGGATTTGATGGTGCAAATTCTAATGTGTTATTAGCCAATGGTTCTGTATATGTTAATGCATATGGTGGTACAGGTGGTACTAACTGGAATGGCAACAACTGGCAAGCCAATGGATATCTCGGTGGAGGTGGCTCAGGTAACGTAGCATATCTATTAGGTGGTGCTGGTACCCGCAATCCTGGTGGTAATGGTTGGATATTCACACCATCAAATGTTTATTCATTATATGATGGTGGTACTACTCAAAACCTTAGGGGTGCTGGTGGTGGTGGTGCTGGCCACGCACAAAATGTTCCACCTAATGCTTCAGCTGGCAGTCTCGTTCCAATAGCCGGTATTGGTGGTAGAGGTGCAAACAGTACTATCACAGGCACAGATCTTCGTTATGGTGGAGGAGGTGGTGGTGGCCGTGCATGGACTTTTGGGCCTGCCGGTGGTGGTACGGGTGACCTTAGAGGCGGTGGTGGTTCCAGTTATGAAAATCCATCATTAAATATCTACTTCGATGGGGTAGATGGCAAAGGCGGAGGCGGAGGTGGTGGTACGCCCAGTTCAGATTGGTACACACCTGGATATCGCACATTAGGTGTAGATCCACCTGCCCAAGGCGGTAATGGTGGTTCTGGTGTTGTTTACATACGTTATCAAGGCAGACGACGTGTGTTATCACTGTAAAATTTAACATATAGATAAATATAAAAATAACAACTTCAACATGCCTTAGTGTGTTGATTTTATCCCTTAGGAGAGACATATGTCCGGAAGATTATTATCCTTTAACTTTAGAGGCCTTTATAGGTAACTATAATTGCAAACCTGGTGAATTCAGGGGAAGCCTAAACAAGTAGTGTTGTAGGTAATCCTGAGCCAAGCCCGCAAGGGAAGGTGCAACGACCATCCGTAAGGAGTAGGAACAAGTGTTCCGAAGCGCCAGGAGTCCTAAATTAGGACTATGATATGGTCTACTCTATATGGAAACATATAGCAGGCTTAACAGCCGGTATATGATGTAACGAATCATATATGAATACAAGGCAAAGAATATTTAGGCGGCGCTAACAATGTGCAAGTGCTCGAAGTATTTCCAAGAACACAAAAAGCATTCACATATGACTTTGGTGATGACGTAAGTGGTTATACATTTACTGCTGATTATCAAAGCATCTTACTTGATACTGTAACATATGATCGTGTTACAGGAGATCCAAATTTGGCAGATACCACAGTAGCAGGTTATTTTGACAATGCCGCTAATGTCAATGCAGGTACATATATTAACACAACAGATGCCGCTACAGGTGGCATAGTGTTAACAATTCCACAAAATAGATATACCGGTAATATTCTTCCAAACGCAAGAACTGATGTTGTAGCAACAGTTGTGTCATTCCAGTGGACAACAGATGATAGCCCTCCACAGCAAGATATGCATAGATGGGTATTGTTCGAAAGATGGGATCCAACAGTAGGCGCAAACCCAGGCTCACCCAGAGAAAATACAGGATCACAACCAGCGTTTGTAGCATTGTAAGGAGATCTAAATGGCTAATGTAACAGCAACAGGCTCCTTTGCTAACATAACAGTAACGTCAGCACCTGCCAATATCACTGTCACAGACAATGACAGTCTTACCTCTGTAAATGTAACCACAGTTGCAAATGGTATAACTGTAAGTCAAACAGATAGAGTTGTTAATGTAGCACCATTAGCTACAGTAGCAAACAGTATTATCCGAGATGCATTAACTGGCGGTCTCGGTATTGATTACAGTGATCTCAATGGCATTATCAATGTAGATTCCACAGTATTAAGAGAAAGCGGCACTTATAATGCTTCTGGAACATACACATTCAATTCAAGCAGTGCAGTTAACCTCCAAGGCAATACTGCATTAACACAATATCATGAAACAGTAACCAGTGTGGGTAACCTTGGTGCTACACCAACATTTAATCTTGCAAATGGCAGTGTTTTTAAAGGCACAGTAAATGCAAATGTTACTAATATTTCTTTTACTAATCTAACTGTTGGTAGTAGTGCAACCCTTGTATTACAACAAGATGTTGTAGGTGGTTGGCAATTAGATGCAAATTCATTTGTAGGCACTTGGCAATTTATTAATAATGAATCATTAATAGAAACCACACCAGGATCTGAATCTGTTTTAACTGTAGTATATGATGGTACTTCTTATATAGGCAGTGTATTACGCACAGATACTCCTGTAAACACAATTACATTTAACAATGTTACTGTTACTTTAGGCAGTAGCGGAACATTGGATAGTGATGATATTCCAGAAGGAAATACGAATTTATATTTTACCAGTGATAATGCAAACACTGCTATGGACAATTATTTGTCAGGTGGGTATGGCATTACTTATACTGGTGGATTAATTGAAACAACAAATGCAGATATTAGAGGCTTGTTTAGTGCAGGTACTGATTTAAGTTATGATAGTGCAAATGGTATATTCAGTTATGTGGGCGGTGCTGGAGACATTGAAAGTGTAACAGCAGGTGCAGGTCTAACAGGCGGTGGATCAAGTGGCAATGTTACACTCAACGTTGGTGCGGGTTATGGTATTACAGTAAATGCAGACAGCATTGAAGTTACTAATTCACAAATACAAGCACAAGCAAACATAGCATTTGGTAATAACACAACCGATAATTTAACAGAAGGTAGCACCAATTTATATCTTAATGGTGCAGGCACAACAGATGACTTAGCAGAAGGTAGTTCTAATTTATGGTATACCACAGGTAGAGCTAACACTGCTATTGTTACATATTTAGGCGATGCCGCAAATGGACCATTCACAATAAATGGTAATCTCGATGTTGCAGGTAACTTAAATTATGTAAATGTAACAGATTTGCTTGTTAATGATCAAAGCATAACACTTAACTATGGCAATGTGTTACAAGATGCATTCATATATGTTGATCGTACTGGATTAAACAATTCACATATCAAGTGGAATGAAACATCAGATCAATGGGAAATATATGATGGCACAAGCACTTATGTAATTCCAAGAAGCACAAGTGATTTAGCAGAAGGCACTAATTTATATTACACAACAGCTCGTGCTAATAGTGCAATGGATGCTTATTTAACCAGCATAACAGCAAATGTTGATTCAGTAAATGGACAAACAGGCGTTGTGTCATTAGACACTGATGATA